ATGGTGAATCACACGGCACAGGCAACAGATCTTATTATAAACAGATCAACCTTGACCTCGACAATGGTTACAAGCGGGGTGTCTGGGCCAACAGCAGACAGTATAGCAGCAGCAACAGTATTAGCATTATCAAGTCGTGTTGTAGATGATGGATATACTAATGATGATTTAATACGTTTGATAGCGTCTGTATTACTTGGTAAAGTATCTGGAGCCGGAACAGGGACAGAATCATTCAGGGACTTGGCAGACACCAAAAACAGGATAACAGCAACCATCGATAACAGTGGGAATAGGACGGCAATCACTCTGGATGCAGCGTAATGCTCCAGTCACGCTACTTTGCAGCCCAGTATTTCAGCAGCCGGTTCATGGGTGGGATACCTGAACAGGAAACAATAGTTATCCCGCCACCACCGGTAGAGACAGCAAAGCAAAGCGGCGGGAGGGCATACGGATGGAACGGATGGCAAGACCTCTTGAAAGAACTACCCAGAAGAAAGCAGCAAGACGAAGAAACTATGGCTGTGCTTGCCATGTTTGTGGCAATGGAGGACGACGATGCTGGCATTATTTAACAACCGCTTCCCTGAGCTTTCCGAGCAAGAAGCACAAGAACTCCATATAGAAATGACTGAACAGATGCTTACAGGGAAAAGCGAGTTTATTGCACTGTGGGATTCGGCTCAAAAACGGCTTAGGCAGGCTCAATTCGATATGTCAGAGGTACAAACATTGATCGACGTGCAAAAAGTTTGACAAACGCTACACCGTACAATTAAAGTACAAACAAATGCAGAAAGCACCCAAGCTGATATACCTACTGCGTAAAAGCAGCCAAGCGGAAACCAGTGTGCCAGTGCTGAAGCGAGATGACTTCCCACTCCGGTTTTACTTCAAGGGAATGGAAGTCAACATAGCAGTAACAAAGAGCGGAAATATAGAAGTGAACAAACAACGCTTGACAGGCTCACACGTCGAATAGGCTATAGGCACTAGGAGACAGGGCGGTTAGAGGCGGCATCCGGGAGAACTCGGAGCCGTCTTTTTGCGTTTAAGGGGTAACGATGGAAACAACGACCCACATAGAAGACCAAGTCCTTTTCGAAATGCCTGTTGAGCTGGAACTTAAGAAGTCGGCCAGCGGTAAACGGATCATCCGTGGCTATGCATCGACCGAAGATATGGACCAGCAAGGCGAAATCATACTCCAAAAAGGTATCGACTTCACTCCCCTGCTTAAAAGCGGCTTCCTTAACTATGACCACCAGTATAAGACCCTGAACGGAGCGAAACTGCCAATTATAGTAGGATACCCGACCCGAGCCGAAATCAGAGACAAAGGCCTGTGGGTAGAAGGTGAACTCTTAAAAAGCGACGGCACCAGCACCAGTGAACAGCTGCGGCTGGCTGATGAACTTTGGGAACTCGGGCAAGCACTCCAGAAATCAGGCACCCGGTCGTTGGCGTACAGCGTAGAAGGTGGAGTTATAGAGCGTAAGGGCAACAGAATTGTAAAGTCGGTAGTCAGACACCTTGCCGTCACCCATAAGCCGGTGAATGCCGAAGCTACCGTAGAACTGTTCGCAAAGAGCTTCTTCTTGGCCTGCGGCAACTGCGACAAGCAAGGCCAGTGCAATCTAGCCGAATGCGAAGCCCATGAGCAGATGGAAAAGGCGATGTCTACCACTAGTGCGGCACCAATGAATCTTGAAAACTTGGACCGTGGCCTGACCAGTGTCCTGTACGGATCACAAAACTGCAACTGCTACGACCACACAACCATGAAGTTCAACGGCGGCATCAACGGGGCTGTCGAACATCTTCAGAAGTGCAAAGGATTGAGTAAGGCGCAAGGAATAGACTTCCTGCGTGCACTTATACAGAAAGCACCAAGCAGACCAGACGTAGCGGCACTAATTAAGACTGCAGGCATTGTCCCGCAATAACAAAGGAGGATAACTCATGAGTCAAGAGAATCAAACTGCCTATGATGAGGCAATGAAGGAACTCGATCAGGTCGAGAAATCGATGCAGACCGAGCAAGAAGACGAGCTGGACGCACTCACAAAGGCACTGGAAGAAGAAATCGCTGGTGAAGACCTGAACAAGAGTAAAGACGAATCCGTCGAGGAAAAGTCCGAAAAAAAGCCACAAGAGTCTGACGAAGATGACAAAGACGAAGACGACGAAGATGACAAAGAAATGGAAAAGTCAGACCACGACGACTTCGACGATGAACTGATCAAAGCCAGTGAAGCATATGCTGACCTCACCAAATCTGTGGAAGACGGTATTGGCGGTCTGTATGCAGAACTCGACGCAATGAAGAAAAGCATGGCCGCATTAATGAACCTGAATATTAAGCAGGCCAAGGTTATTGCAGAAATGGTCAAGTCTCGCAAGGACGATGTAGAAACCATTAACAAGTCATTGCAGATTGCGGGAGCTTCAGCAGTTGCACCCAACAAAGCCGTAATTGGCATGGGAGGCAATAGTGAATCACCCATGCAGAAGTCAGTTTCCTACATTCAAGACGAACTCTTGAAAGCAGTGCAGGAAGGGAAAGTGCAGGCACACTACCTTTCCATGTTTGGAACATACAAAAACGTCAACATGCTTCCAGAGGAAGTCAAACAAGCTATCGGTTGCTAAAAACCGCAAACAACAAGGAGGAACAGAACAATGGTACAATCTTTTGACCAGATCCTGAAATCTCAGGGCATCCAAGCAACTGGCGACGACCTCGTAAAAGCTCTCGCCACTACCAACTCCGGGGCTGGTGGCATCCAGCAAGGTCCGCTGTCTTTGGAAAACCTCGACGGCGTTATGACTGAGGTATTGGTTTCCGAGCAGCACTTTAAGCTCTACAACTTCCTGCCTAAAGTTCCGAGCGCAAACCCCTACTTCGAGTACAACGTACACAAAGGCTTTGGGGCACGTCGGTCCGGTCTGGGCTTCGCTGAAGGCGGCACCCCTACTGGCGGTCTGTCCAGCTTCCAACGGAACGGGATCTATAACAAGTTCCTCGGCGTGCAGGGTGGTGTTACCCATCAAATGATGGTGTCTGCCCAAAACGGCGGGATCTTTGAAGATCCAAACGTCCGTGAGAACCGTGACCGTACTGTCGAACTACTGGAGCGTCTTGAGCGAGATCTGGTGTTCGGTGACAAAGCCATCGCAGACGGCAATGGTAATGAAGTAAACTTCGACGGCCTGCTCACATCGCTGGTAGCACAGAATGCAGCCAACGTAGTCGACCTGCAAGGCAAGCCATTCGGCTTTGAAAACCTCGACAACTCTGCCGAGAACTTCGTAACCAAGGGCAAGCAAGCATCCGTCAACGGTTACACCGCTTTCATGACCGCCCACGTTGCCAAGGGTTTGAACGCTCAGTATGCAGCACGTAACGTGATCCGCAATAACAAGGACGCAGCTGGCGACATGAGCATCACCCCCGGATTCAAGGTGCCCAAGTACGAGAGCCAGTTCGGTGACTACACTCTCGACCACAGCATCCTGTTCCAAGAAGTAGACGGTGGTATCCCAGCTACTGCAGCTCCTGCCGGTGCCCCTGCAACCCCTGCCATCACCACCCAGCCAATCGCTTCCGGCACCACCGGCACTCTGGCAGCAGCTACCTACTACTACACCGTAGCTGCTTTCAACGACGCTGGAGAATCTCTGGGAGTTATTACCAGCTCTATCGCAGTGACTCTCGGCCAAGTAGCAACCACCGTTGTTACCCGCACAACTGGTGCAACCGGCTACCGTATCTATCGAGGCAAGCAGTCAAACGGCTCCGACCACAAGTGGATTGCTAAAGTTGCACAGCCTGGTGCCGGCAACCTGACTTTCATCGACAACGGGGCATGGGTAACTGCTGACGTCAACAACAACGCTGGCGACGGTCTGGTTATCATGATCAAGCCAGATCCAAAGGACATCTGTATCGCTCAGATGGCTCCGCTGGTTAAGATGCCTCTGCCACAGGTGGGAACCACCTTCCCATTCATGCTGCTGCTGTATATTGTCAGCGTGATTAAAGCCCCTGAGCGCATCCGTATCTACAAAAACTGCGGTACCTACGCTACCGGAAACACCACCGTAGATTCTGCTAAGTAAATTGTAGCGTATATCTTAACGGGGAGGCTCCGGCCTCCCCTAAACAACCTCCCAAGGAGACCAATATGTCTAAAACAATCGAATGTGCATCCATACATACCGATACGATCAATTTCAGCATTAAAGACGGCGAACAGCGGTCGGTGGTTTTTGAAGATAAAGGCGGAGTAGGATTTGCCATGCTGGACGAAGAAGAAGCCGAAGTCCTGCTTGGAGGCATTGGCCGTCCTGAATTTTGGAAACCGGGCACTACCGGAGACGCAGTAGCAGATGCACTGTTAAACGATCCTGTCGCAGCTACAGCCGCAGCCAAATTGCTGGCAGGCGATAAGTCAGACGGCAAGGCCACAGTAAAAGAGATCGTGGACCTACTGGAAGCATGTAACACTTCCGAAGAGGTTGACGAACTGGTGGCCGGTGACGAACGTAAAGGAGTTGTCAAGGCAGCAGAAGAGCGCAAAGCAGTACTCCAACCATAAGAAGGGGATAACCAATGGCAAACAGAACCATGCAAACGGCACCACCGTCAGTATACGGGGGCAACTTTAACCTGTTACTGGAACAGTTTAACAAACTGGTCGCTGAAGTCGAAGAATTGAAGGCCGCGTACAAGGTGCATACTCACAGTGCATTATCTACCAAGGCACCAGACGGCAGTGCAGGTACTGGATTCAACCAAACCATGACACTGCCTGAAGCACAGAAGGTAGGCTAATGGCACTCACGGGAATAGCATTATATCTGGACAGACCAGAGTATTCCCGGCTGGAAACGAACCGGTCGGTGGTAAAGGCGAGGATAGTACCAACCCCAACCACCGGCCTCGTTTCCGAAATAGTGGATGTGGCACTCTATAAAAAGGGGGTGCCTATCTACACCACTACCGTCACGTTCGACGGGACAGCAGCAAAGGGTACGGTCGTCGAGATTGACTTGAAAGAGATCAAGGACGCCAGCGGGACAACCCATATCACCCGAGGCAAGTATACCCTTGAAGCAATACAAGGCAGCGTCAAAGCAACAGCGACGGTTACAGTAGCACTGATCACCGCCGTTGAGATGCGGAGGACGTACTGCCAAGGCCTGCATCTTGTGGCCGGGTATAAATTGGCACCTAAAAAACAACCGTCTGCAGTCACCGGAGTCTGGATATCCAATGTATCCAAAAACACAAAGACCGGATTGGCAGCACTGGTATACGACAATACAGCCCAAACTCTTACATGGGGTGGCGGAACCGCAATACCTCTGAGCGACAGCAGCAGCAGCGAAATACTGCTCGATGCAAAAGGTGGATACATTGAGGTAGATATCGACCACTTCAATCTGCCAGATGCCGACAAGAGCGAAGCCATTCTGATCGACCAAGAAGACCTTGACGACGATTTCCTGCACAGAGAGATAGAGAAGTCTACCCAAGAAGTCGAAATGGCCCTCAAGGTGTTTTTGGAGCCGACGAGAATAGCCACCGAGCCGTTTTACTCAGCACCGGAAAACGGAGAGTATTTCGACCAGATGGCAGTTCCCCTCGCCTACTACGAAAAAGACTTCAATATGCGTGGACTGTCATGGCAGCTGAATCTGCCATATCACCAAGTCAGTAAGGTCACTGACATTCTCGGATATGTCGGCAACAGCAGGGCACTCACGATTGAGAGTGGAGCACTGTCAGTAAACCGCAAGTCAGGAATAGCCAACGTCCTTCCGTATAACAGCCAGTACAGCGTCTATTACACCTTTTTTCTGGGAATAAGCTTCTGGGGACCTCGGGAGTTTATACCAGACTTCTGGAGATATAAAGCTGTGGCTGGTATCGAAGAGACCACACCCGGAGACATCCTGAAGATGATCGGGTACACCGCTGCCATTTCGATCCTTATGACGGCAGAGCAGGCATACCGGGCAGGCATAAACAGCGAAAGCATCAGCAAGGACGGTGTAAGCCGCAGTGTTTCGTATAACTCGAAGGGAATCTACGATTCGACCATCCAAGAGTACAAGGAATGGTTGAAGACTAATACCCCAAGGTTCCGTAATATTTACAGAGGCATCCCAATGGTGACACTGTAATGCCAATACCAGTAGAAGCCATAGACAAGTTCACGATGGAAGAAGGCGAAGAAGTCCGTCACCTGATTGGTATGCGGTGCTGGTGCCACGGGGCAGACGGCCAGCCTGATCCTAATTGCACAGAACACGAAGCTGGCGGCTGGGTATTTACGAATGAACATACGATAACTGGTCTTGTCACCGATATCAGCCAGAACCAAGAGCTGATGGAAACCGGTGTGTTTATGCCCGGAGACTGTATATTCTCTCCAGCATCCGAAAACATTGTCTCGGAAGGTGACAAGATCATCTTCACTTGGCCGCTTCCGTTCGGGCAAGGCGATCCGCTCGTAAGAGGGACAGGTGCAACTGACCGGCTGTATTACGAAGGCGTGTCTGGTCTGGCGTGCATCGACGAATCAAAAATATTCTACATCCCGGGTATAGATTACCGGATCAACAGCAAAAACATTGAATGGTCATGGGCAGGGAAACCAGCCATAGGTAAGGCACCACTGGCCGGAAAGAGATACACTGTAAAATATCAAGCATACATTGAGTGGCTTGCCTTCGTCCCACCGGTAACCAGAATCAGCAATGGCGCAGACATGGGAAGTAAGGTAATGCTCCGCAAAAAGCACTTACTGGAACACCCATGAGTGACCTTGCCAACCTGACCGCAGCAGTACAGTCAGCAGCAGAATACGTCCAGTCAACATGGCAACAGGTGGTGATGGGTAGCGAGACAATACCCGGAGCCAAGCCGGTCAAGCTTAATATAAACATGCGGCGACTATACGCAGACAACATCATCACAGACAAACAACTGGCAGGCATGGGCAGCGTGAGCCAGAGAGTCGTCGCAGCAAAGAAGATAGCCGAACAACTGGAATACGGCACCGGTCCTTGGGACATGAAGCCGATGTTGTTGAACGGGCCAAAGGCCAGAGTCGGCAAAAACGGCAAGTACAACATCATCCCGTTCCGCCACGGCACCAGTAGTAACCATGCGCCAGACAACAACTTCAAAACCATGCCACAACGGGTCTATCAGCAGGCAAGAGACCTAAAGGCCAGCGTAAAGACAGCCAACGGCATGAAGTGGGGCGGTAGGCTACCAGCGCAAGGACCAGTCGGGCATAATCCCACCAGCGGATATCAGCACAAAAACAATAAGCATGAGGGCATGGTCAGAATAGAGAAAACCTATGCCAAGGCCACACAAAGCCAATACATGACATTCAGGATCGTAAGCGAAAGATCGGCTCCCGGTAGTTGGATACACCCCGGCTACGAGGCGCACAACATCACCAAAGCCGTAACAGACTACTGTAGGCCAGCGGTAGAAAATATGATTCAGGCCGCAGCGGAAGCAGACATTCAACGAGTAATCATCAGCATGGGGATGTAACATGGGATTTCCGAACGTCGACATATTCCTTACCGCTAAACTCATCGAGCGGTTTAACGAGTTGAAAGCTGACCCGACGTTCATCGTCCCAGACCTGTTCGATGATTTGTCGGCTGCGGAGCAGGTTGAGATCACCGAATATATTCAGCGAAAGAACTTCACTGATGATCTCAGGGAACGCACCGACAGCGAAGTATTCATCTTTCCCAGCTACCCTATGTTTACCGTCCCGTTGCCACAAATCGGAATCAGCCTTGGCAACGAAGATACCGAAGAAAAGTTTTTTGACGACGTGGTAGGCCAAGCAACACCCTACCCTGACGCAATAGACCCTACCCATTGGGACATACCTAAAGGCTATTGGGCAAAAGCAAATTATCAGACAGACATTGTATGTACCACCAAGGATGAAGTAGTATGGCTGTCAAGGATTGTGCAGCGGTTCATCATGGAAGAACTGGACACGCTGGACCAGATCGGCGTCAAAGAAGTAACAGTGTCGCTGCAGGATACGATGGTGAAGACAGAGCACCAGCCTACCACAGCATTTAGCAGAACACTGCGAGTCGGGTGCAAGGTTGCAAATACATGGACCAAGCGGATACCAGTCAGCACATATGCCCAAGGTAACAATTTGTATTTCCCGTAGCGTATATCATATAAGGAGGTTCCCGTGGCAAAAGCACCAAAAGAAATAGAGCAGGAAGAGCCAGCAGGGTTCCCGGTGACATTGGAAGAGTTCTTGACAGAAATCTCCAGAGCCAAGACCGAGAGCAAGGCCGGATTCAGGATGGTGTGCAAGCAATCTGGCATCACCGGAAACAAAATGCGGGACGAATGGCAGAAGCTGTTCGACCTGTACACATCCAAACCGACAAAAATATCATGGGCCGAATGGCAGAAAACAGGAGGTAGATAACAATGGGAAAAGGCGTCCTCTGGAACGGTAAATATTACCTGATTCCGCAAGCATCCTCCCGAATCGACTCGTCTGCATTAGCAAACAGTCCGCTCGGGGGCGCAAACAAAGTGGCTATTATGGCAGAAATGGTCGGTCTGGTTCCGCCCGGTACTGCAGTGAAGGTAAATAGCCCGTCACTGGTGAACCAACTGATTCACCCTTCTTCTTCCGAAGCACGTCTCGGAGCACGTCTGCTGTTTGACCCATCACCGGGGGCACAGGGCGCAAGCGAAGTGTATCTGGTTCCGGTCAACCCGTGTACGGCTGCTGCAGCCACATTCAGTGCTGCCCTGACGCTAACCACGTTCCTGTACGGCAACACCGCCAATCAGGTGAAGGCCAAGCTGGAGGCAGGCACCAACATCGGCAAGAAGCTGACCGTTGCCTATCTGGAAAACACTGAGACCTTTGACGACATTTCAAGAAGATCCTTCAGTATCGTCTACACCGGTACAGGGTCGGCGGCTACGCTTACCATCAACACCACCGATGCAGTACACAAGCTCACCACTTCCTGCACAGGAGCCGTAACAGACGACCTCGACATCGATCTGAATGTGTACGACACCATCCAGTCGCTGGCCGACAAAATCAACAGCACCGGAAAGTATACCTGCATTATTTTAACTTCCAAGCCGAAGGACGAATCAACCCTGCTGCTGGACGGGCAGACTGCTGTTGATATCAAGACCGGCACCGTAACTTGCAAGAGCGACCTGCAGGCAATCGTTGACACCGTCAACAAACTTTCCGGTTACGTTACCGCTTCACGGGTAACCGACGCCACCGTTGTTCCGGCAAACGCTGCATGGACATACCTGACCGGCGGGGCAGACGGTACTACTACCAACACCACTTGGCAGACTGCACTGGATCTGCTGAAGACGATGAAGATCGACCTGATTGTCCCAATCAGCGACGACGCAAGCATCCACTCGATGGTTGATGCACACTGCGTCTATATGTCTGGTCCGAACGGCAAGTCAGAGCGTCGTTGCTTCGTCGGCGGGGCACTGCAGAGCTGGAATAGCGAAGCAAACCGGCTGACCGCACTAGCAGCACTGAAGACCGCCGTGGACGGACTGAACAGCGACCGTACCATGCACGTCGGCCTCGGCTCCAAGCATTACGATGACAACGGCTACCTGCAGTTGTACCCGGCATACATCACCGCTTGCATGTACGCTGGTCTTGCTGGTGGATCAAGCCCGGTCGAGCCACTTACCCGCAAGTACCTCCGCACCTACGGTCTGGAAGTAAACCTCCGTATCAGCGAAATCGAAACCCTGATGGAATACGCGGTAGCAGTGCCTATCCCAGACGCTGTACAGGGAGCAGGATACGTTATCAGTCGTCAGCTGACCACTTGGAACCAAGACGACGACCTGTACCGTATCGAGTTTTCTGTTGGCCGGGGAGCAGACTACATCGCCCGAGAGATCCGTAATCGCCACGAACTGCTGATCGGCAAGCCGGGCACCGAAAGTCTAGACATTACCATCGTCAACCTGACCAACGCAGTGTTGGAAGCAGCACGGCGTGAAGAGTATATCCGTAACTTCGACCCTAAGCGGACACAGCTGCGAGTAGACGGAACCATTCGGTACGTTGACTATTTCGCTGAACCGATCCTCCCGGTGAACTGGATTTTCAGTACCTATCACCTTGAGCCTACCAAGTTCAGCATCGGCCTATAAGGAAGGAGGACCATAGCAAATGAAAAACACCAGCAGCGGCAACCGAGTGTTGCTTAAAATCAAGGGCGAGACCATCGGGGTCTGCCAGAACGTTTCCGTGGACGATAACTTCGACCTGCAGCCGATCACCGGTATTGGCGATGTCGAAACCCAAGAGCATATCGTCGGCCACATCACCCACAACATCAGCGGAGAGAAATACTTCGTCGCATCCGATACCCTTCGCAAGCTCGGGTTCGTCCCCACCAGCGAGGAATGGCTGACCGCCCCGGAACTGGAAGTTGAAATCATCGATACCGTAAGCGGCACCACCATCGAACTGTACACCGGCTGTAAGTTCAACACCCACAGCCGTCGTTACACCGCTCACCGTGTTACGGGGGAGAACTTCGCAATCCTCGCACGGCACAAGTCTACCTAAAACGTAGCGTATATCTTAATGGGGAGGCTCCGGCCTCCCCTACTCTATCCAAGGAGAAACTATGAACACCCATACCTTTAGTGTGGAAAACACCATCAACCAAAGCACCAGTAAGGCTTTCGGTTCCAAATATGCCGGTACGTTCTCTATTCGTCGCCCTTCCCTGCTGGACAAAAAAAATATCGCCCTGAGAGACGCTGCCAGCATGTCAGCAGCAGGAGACTTGGAGCTGTCGCTGGTTAACGATGGCACCAGACTGGTCAGCTATATCTTCAGCTTCGTAGAAACTGTAGCCGAACAATCCCTGCCGGAATGGTTCAACATGGCAACCATGTACGAGCCAGAAGACGAAGACGCCGTACTTGCTGTGTGGGCGGAGGTGGGTCGCTGGATGGATACGTTTCGATCCAAAACAGTTGGGGAAATTTGCCAGCCGGGAGGCAACCAGCCTTCGCTTCTGGTTCAGGAGTAAATATAACCTGCCACCAACAGACCAGAGATTCCTGCAGATGTCGGACGACGACATAGCTCTGGAATACGAAATGACGCTGGCGGCAGAAGGCAAAACGTTAAAAGAGTGCTTTAACTGTGGCTGCACAACACACCGGGATTCTTGCCCAATGTGCGAACACGAAATATCAGGCGATGCAGAAGTGGATGCTGTATTCGACCGGATAGAAAAAGGCGAAGAGGTCAACCTAGACGAACTGCTGAGAGGCGGTGGCTGGGAGCCGGTACAAAAGGAGGGAGGTTAACAGCCTCCCTCTTCGTTTAAGCAAAGCGTTTGATATGCACTACGAAAAAAGTAAAATAGCAGTACGGAGGAACGCATCATGGCGATAGAAATTCCAATCAAAGTTGATACCAGAGGGATACAAGAAGCCTCGAAACAAATAGGCAAGCTTGGCGAAGGTTCAAGCTCGGCTGGACCAGACAAGGTGATGGATAAGGCCGCAAATTCGGCAAAAAAATACCGTATTGAAATGGAATTGGCGCAAAAAGCCGTTGAACGCACCTCCAAAATATACGACGGCATGGCTAAAACAAGGGTGAATACGGGCACTGCTATGCCACTTTCTACCCGAGAATCGGACATGCTAAAGCATCAATCACAGCAAGAAGCACAACGATTTTGGGATGATCATAGCAGGCAACAGATACGTACACGCAAAACAGCAGCAGAGCGATACGAAGAGATACATGGCAACAGAGGCAGGAAAGTAGCAGGCAGGAAAGACGACGAACTTGACGATGCCCAAAATCAAAACAGACAGTCGTCAGCATTAAAAAAAGCACTCGGATGGGGACTGGCAGCAGCTGGCGGTTTCTCTATCCTTGGATTTCTGTCGTAATCCCGAGCAAAGTATCAACAAAGCGTAGGCCACGAAGCGACTTTGGGCGCACGGGGCATTAAAGGCGGTTTTGGTGATAACGTAGGCATA